AGAAGAACCTAAGTCAACCTCGTTAAGTCCATCAGCATCTATGAATACACCATCTGGTACAACCTTAGATATAACCTGCTGTAGCTTTAAGTGAGTAACCTGAATCAAGTCAGCAAATGGTATCATACGTCTAACCAAAGACTCTATGTTACCCTTGTACATCCTTGGAGCTACTGCAATATAGTTTGGAAGCGCGTGCTGAGATGATGACTTAGGTCTAACCATATTCTTGGAAAGCTCCCACTTCAACATAATGTTAGTACCCATCACCATAATACCATCGTACCAAACGTCGATAGTCTTCTCGATCTTCTCGAACTTACCGTCCTCCATCATCTCGTTAGGAGGATTAAACGTGTCGTCCTTCTGAATCATTCTAACTCCGCCTGTGTCTAGCACCTTTTTCTTGTAAACAAACTTCTTAGTTGTCTTGTAGTTAACATAAAGAAGCGTAGCAGAGTCTCTACTAAACAAGCTGTTCTGATAGAACTGTGCGTTGTTGTAGTAGTTATACCAAGACTGGCTATACTTTGAAATCTCTTCAAGCTGCTCGTTTGTAAGTGTAGGATCAATCTTAAGTAGCTCAGTAATAGCCACAGTCTTAATCTCACCCCAGTAGAAGCAATCCCTGAAGTGTGGATCCTCTGTGTAGCTGTGAACTATATTAGCAGGATCTACGTAGTCAATCTGAACACCACTCCCTGGTAGGAACTGGTGCTTAACTATTCCCTTACCTAAAACGGCTAGGTCGTAGTCAACCCTGCTTCGTGTGTCTGAGTACTTGTTGTCCTCTAGTATCGTGTTGATCGCAGTCTCCTCAGCAATCTCTATCGCTGGCTTGTAATTGATCTGCATAAATAAGTTAAGCTCCTCAGAGTCCTGAGGAAGCTGATCAGCGTTTGTATCAAACGCATCAACCCCAAAGCTATCCTTTATCTGATTCAGAATATCCTTAGACACCATATCGGTCTCTATCATATCCTGGTACTTGCTACGTCTCTCAGCAGATACTGCGTCCTGAGCGTAAGCCTTAACTCTAAAAAGTCTGTCAGACATACCGTTAACAACGATATCGACAAACTTTGGTATAATTGGAATTGGTGTCCAATCTAAATTTAAATGAGAAAGGTCACCATCTACTGATAACTCGTTCTTATATTTAGCAACTGATTGTTCTCCCCTTGCGTATAACCTAAGACGATGAAACTCACCCCACTGATTATAAAACTTACAAGTTCCACTATCTCTCCTAAACCACTCATACTGAACAGCTTGCGAGATTTGCAGTCCGTATTCGTATGATGCTTTTTCTTTGTCTGAAGCAAATTGATTAGGAAAGCCAGCGGGATTAATGTTAATGGTTACATCCTTCATTTACTTTATTATTTCGCTATATCTTCCGTTGTTATTATATCTTGCAAATTTAATACTTATTTTCGAATCTTTTTTAACTGCTTGAAATGTGGATCTTTGCGTTGCCATTATGGCTAATCCTGAGCTAATTGCAGCATCAAATTTGGTCCTGTCGTTTATATCAAACTTAGCCCAGTCCTCCAGTGTCTTTGTAAAGTACATAGATCCCATCTCATCTGGATCCCTGTACGTACCCTCTAGATCTAACCCCACGTACTTCTCTATATACGATTCAATTCCAGACGCGTGAGCGTGCTTAACATCCTCAGACGAGTTAGGTATACCCCCAAGCTCTTTCTCTGTCTTAGAGAGCTTGTGAGAGGGTTTGTCAGGTCTGTTTAAAGAGAACGCCCTGTAGCCCCTTGTCTTAAAGTGATAAAGTAGCCGCTGCTTGTTGTTCTCTATAAGCACTGGCATACCGTAGAACACACACGCCATAAGAACATCCTCGAAGAATATCTCTGCCGTCTGAGGTCTCGCTATATACTCAAGAAAGAACTCGTTGCTTGGTGCGTTATCCATATTAAACTTGGTAAGTCCGTGAAGTGCACCCTTAGATCCTCCACCACCAACAGTTCCAGATATATCGTACGGATCACATCCAAACGCTCCAATGTGCTCGTTGCCAGGCTGCTTGTTACCGTTCCTTGTGATCACATTATTCATAAGCTGATTCGATGGAATCCAGGAGACTAAGAACCTACCCCTTACGTCTGGAGTCCAGACAACTGTGCTATCTTCTTTACCATCCTTCCAGTGGAACGAACCCCTTGTAAGAACTCTATCTTTTATAAGTGAGTCGTTGTAATCAATCTGCTGGTATATCTTTGTAAGGTTAAATATCGATGCCTTGCTCTCGTCTCTAAACGCGTGACTCTCTGTCCTTGGGAACTGACGATAGAACTCGTTCAGCGCGTCAGGATCATTCTTTAAAGAGTCAACCTCGTTCTCCCAGAAGTCGATAGCACCTATCCTTATAGGTCTCCCGTCCACACCCTCTACTGGTGAATTAGGCTTCCTAAAAACAGGCATACCGTACCTATCAATATAACCCTCAAAATTCCACTCCATAGGAATAAATAGAGCGTATAGTCCCGTCTTTGTCTGCCCATTTGCATTTCTTGTTGTTATCTTTGAATCCTCGTACAGCTTCTTAAAGTTTCCACCACCCTTCTCAAGGGCATTTACTGTTGATCCCATAAGGCACTTTCCGATGATCTTACTACCCAAACGTAGACAGGTCTTACGAACCCTCCAACCGTTTAGTATATTGTTTGGCTTCTCTAACTTTCCAGACTCGTCCTCAATGAGCAGCTTCAGCTTCTCACCGTCATACGAGTTATCAGAGGTGTTACTCCAGTCGATAGATGTGTCCAACCCCTCAAGGTTTGAGTTGTCGCTCTCGTACATATTCTTCTTGGTAATCTTAGATGCTGGCACTCTATAGGCTAACTCTGTCTTAGGCTTGTCCATACCGTCCATAATAGGCTTGAAGAAGAAAGGATAGTTGCTCGATATAGGCACAACCTTATCTGTAAACATCGCCTTTGCATCCCCTCCAGTCTTTGAGCATATTCCAATCCTTGCATTCTTTGCAAGTGTCGCCACATTTACGGACTCTGAAGATGCCATAAACGAGAACCCAGAACGTCTGATCTTTAGATACGTCATTCCGAAGCACCTGTCGTCAGCCTTGCAAGCCTCCCAGAATATAAAGAAGATCCTGTTAGCCTCACGAAAGTCAGGGTGACCTACGTCAATCTTAGTCCACTGGAGGTACATATAGTGACTCCCTGTTATATATGTCGGCACACCGTTATTCATAAAAAACATACCGTCCTCTCGCCTTACGAACTCATTCTCTATGTAGTCAACCCACTTAGCCTTGAAGTCCTTCTGCATCGTGTGCCACTGGAATATAGACTTTATATTGTGCAGCTCCTTTGGATATTCTGCCGCCTCCCAGTACTGCTTCTCCTTCTTCTCGTCCCTCTTATGCACAATATTTGGGACAAGAGGTAGCGCAATATTTAATCCGTTTATGTTGTATATCTCGCCAATGGTTCCGTCCTTAGAGATTACAACTATGTCGTACTTCTCATTGTATCCGTACTCCCAAGACCTCTTGTTATTTCCACCAGTAAGAATACCTGTGGGAATTAGGTTATGGACTACGTTACTTAGACCTTCCCTCTGCGAATCCTTTGATTGTAGGTTCTTTTGTTTTTGACTCTCCATTGATTAACTCCTTCTCTAATTCGATTCGATTAAGTATTTGAAAGGCATCCTCGATTGCCAAACGTTTTGTAGCAGCAGCGTTCTTAAGTTTGTCTGCCGTCAGATCTGTCTCGTCACCAGTGATAATCTTATCCTCAGCGACCTTTATAAGCTCATCAACAGCCTTGTATCCAGCCTCGATGATTCTCTTCTTTATATCCGTTAGTTCCATTTGATTGTAATATTTTTAGTGAACATCCTGTAAAGCTTCTCTCCGTCAATATTAAACTCGTACTCGCTGTCTGGCTCGAACGAAACCTCGTCCCCCTCTACAACTCCTAAATCTCTGAGCTCGTCATTTGAGTACTTGACAACTCCGATAAGCGGTTCAAATACTCCGCCCTTGCTTATGTATGACTCACGTGTCTTTACTGGCTTTATGAAGCAGTACTTAGAGTGTGTCCTCCACTCACCGTTGTGGTTGTACATAAAGTACTGGTCCTCATCGACAAAAAAAAGGTCGTCCTTCAAGAAGCTTGTTCCGCTCCTCTCCTTACCCTTCATATCGTAGTAAATCTTAAACGTGTTGTGGTGAACTAGAAGTGTGTCACCGACAGATATGTCGCCAACATAATTATTTGGAACTGACACAACCTCGGCAAACCTGTTAGTCGCCGTGTGGTCCTCCTGAGATACACTGGTTATAAA